GGCTCCACAGACGCAGCGGCGGGTTTCTCGGTGCGGTACGGATGAGGATTTAGCTGGCGCATTCGAGGTATCTCCGAGGACAATCAACCGTTGGAAAAAGGATTACCCGGAGTTTGCAGAGGCTCTGGCCGCCGGAAAAGAATATGCAGATGCAGAAGTCGAACTGAGTCTGTATAAGCGAGCAAAAGGAAGTAAGAAGAAAACGAAAGTAACCCGGAAAATTATTGAGATGGACAAAGACGGTAATACCAAGCCTGCGAAGATAGAGACGGTTGAGACAGAAGAGGACATCATACCGGACGTAGGAGCGTGCTGTTTCTGGTTGAAGAATCGTAGGCCGGACATCTGGAGAGATAAGCAGGAAATTGGTCTTTACGAGATAGAAGACATGGAGGGTATCGAAGCCGACATTTATGGCGGCGAAGAATAAAGGCTTATCCAACCCGTATGTCAAGGTCAACAGGCGTAAGCGCATAGGGTTCAATTTCAGCGACAAGCACAAGCGGTATATCAAAAATTGTGCGAACAGTACCTACAATATCCTGGAAGGTGCTGTTCGTTCCGGTAAGACGGTAGATAATGTTTTCGCATTTGCTCACGAATTAAAAACGACGAAGGATAGAATCCACCTGGCGACTGGTTCGACTATGGCGAATGCTAAGCTGAACATTGGAGATGCTAATGGGTTCGGTCTTGAGTATATATTTCGTGGGCAGTGCAGGTGGACTCAGTACAAAGGGAATGACTGCCTGCTGATAAATGGCCCGGATACGGGGTACAAAGACAAGATTGTAATCTTCGCCGGAGGTGCAGCGTCCGATAGTTACAAGAAAATCCGAGGTAACTCATACGGTATGTGGATTGCGACCGAGATCAACCTGCATCATGACAACACCATCAAAGAGGCATTCAACCGACAACTGGCAGCCAAGAACAGAAAAATCTTCTGGGACTTGAACCCAGACCATCCTAAGGCGGCGATATACGTTGATTACATTGACAAATACGCTGAGAAAGCGGCCAAGGGAGAGCTTCTGGGTGGTTACAATTACGAGCATTTCAATATCTTCGAGAATATCAACATCCCGAAGCAGAGAATAGCTGAGATTGTCAGCCAGTATGACAAGGACAGCATCTGGTACATCCGAGATATTGAAGGTAAGAGAAGTATTGCAGAAGGCCTGATATACGTTAAGCTGGCAACTTCCATAGCGGCAGAGGACGATGAGTACATCGTGCCGTTGGAAGAGACGATTGACATGGCGAAACGTGGAGAGTTCATAGAGCTGAATATAGGCGTGGACTTCGGAGGTAACGGCTCCGGCCACGCTTTTGTTGCGTCTGGTATTACCCAGGGATATGAGAAACTGTACGTGCTGTCCTCTGAATGGCACGATGCAGACGGAACAGACCCCGATGATTTGAACCGGATGTTTATGAAATTCGTTGAGAAGATATTGGACCGGTACGGATTCATTACGAATGTGTACTGCGATTCTGCGGAACTGGTGCTGAAACGAGGTTTGCAGAAAGCTATGATTGAGGCGGAACTGGGAAATATCAATGTCACGAATGCTGCCAAGTGCAAGATTACAGACCGTATCTTCACAATGACCACGCTCTCAGCAACTGGGCGTGTGTTCTTTACGCCAGATTGTGAAAGTGTTCTCGAAGCTATCAGCATGGCGGTTTGGAATCCGAAGAAAATGGAACTGGAGCGTCTGGATGATGGAACCAGTGATATTGACTCTCTGGATGCTATGGAGTACAGCTTCGAGAAGAGGATAAAGAAATTCATTAAGAAGACGGGGTGAACTGATTGAGAATTGCAAATATATTGAGAAAGGTGTTGAGAAGATTGGTGCCGAATAACAGTGTAGAGAAAGCCCTGGGCGTTGATATATGCGAGTCCGGAGTAATGCAGAATGCTATAGAGCTGTGGCACAGCATGTATAAGAATGAGCCGCCATGGAGAGGTGGAAAGGACAATGTAGTTCCTCTGAATCTGCCGTCTGCGATTTCGGAGGAATTTGCCCGGCTGATACTGACGGAGTTCAGCATGGAGGTAACCGGCAGTCCGATGGCCGATTTCATCAATGAGCAGTTGAAAGACCAGCTTACGGACTTGAACAAATTTGTTGAGATGTACTGCGAAGGTGGAGCTATTGCAGTAAAGCCGTTCGTGACGAACATAGACGAAAACGGAAAGCCAACGGCAATCGAACTGGATTTCGTGAAAGCAGTGGATTTTTTCCCATGTGCGTTCAACAACAAGGGAGAGATAACGGCAGCGGTGTTTGTGGAAGGAAAGAAGGTAGGAGATTACCTGTATACCAGGCTTGAATACCATGAGCTTACGGGTATGACCTACACAATCATCAATAAGGCGTTCAAATCTGAGGAGATTTACCAGTACAACGATGATGGAACCTATGCTGTGAGAGATAGATTCCGGAAAGAAGTGCCACTGGCAGAAGTGGATGAATGGGCGGGCCTGTCAGAAGAGCCGGTAATTATCGGTAACATCGACAAGCCGCTTTTTGCGTACATCAAAGTGCCAAAGGCAAATAATATCGATACGGACTCGCCATTGGGGGTATCGGTGTTCTCCAGAGCCACAGAGATAATAGAACAAGCTGACATCCAGTACGGGCGTGTATTGTGGGAGTACAAAGCCACAGAAGCTGCTATCCTGGGCGATTCTGAATTGTTCCAGACTGATAAGCATGGAAAGCCGGTTCTTCCGGCAGGGCAGGAAAGGATGTTTAAGACATTTGATTTCGACAATGCAGACGGAACAAATAAAGGTCTGCTGAAAGAGTATGCACCGCAGATTCGCTATGAAGCGTTATTCCAGGGGCTGAATAAGCAGCTAATGAAAATAGAGTTCCTGGTCGGTCTTGCCTATGGCACACTGTCTGAACCAACGGACATCGAGAAGACAGCATATGAAATTCGGGTGTCGAAGCAGAGGTCATACCATACGGTAACGGCGATGCAGGATGCATGGCACAAAGGGTTTGAGAAAATCATATACGCCATGAGAGTTCTGGCGTTGCTTTATGATATGGTTCCGGACGGAGAAACGGAGCTGAACTGTAACTGGGGCGATGGAGTTCTGGAAGATACAGAAGCAGAGTATCAGCGTAGATGGTCCATGGTGGTTGCCGGAAAGCTGAGAACAGAAACGTTTCTTGCGTGGTATTTTGGATGCTCGGAGAAAGAGGCAAAGAACATGATGCCGGAGCCGGTAGCCAGATTCCCTACGGAAGAATAGGGGGTGTGAGCAGTGCTGACACCGGAATATTTGAATAGCTTTTCTTCCGGGTATCTTGGAATGTGCGATGTGCTGAATGAGCAGATCATCCGAGACGTGGCACGAAGAATAGCGAAGACAGGAAGAATCACACCAACAGCCGAGTGGCAGTTGAAGCAGGCAAAGCAGTCCGGAGCATTGATGAATGATGTAATCCGGGAGGTCGGAGTTCTGACTGGAAAATCCGATACAGAAATATTGCGGTTATTCCGGGATGCAGGCTTGACCGGGATGTTGCAGGATGCAAAGCCGCTATTGCAGGCCGGAAAGCTGAAAACATCTGATATTGTTCTTTCTGGAGCGATGCAGAGAACTATGGAGGCCGCCGCAGAGAAGTGCAGGGGAGAGATAGGAAATCTCACGCTGACAACGGCAATAGCCACACAGCAGGAGTATATACAGGCACTGAACGCAGCCTATATGAAGGTTACGTCCGGTGCTTTTTCGTACCAGGAGGCGATCAGACAGGCTATCCGGGATGCAGCAGCAAAAGGAACATCGGTCATGTATGACAGTGGGTATATCTCGAAGCTGGATACAGCCATAAGAACAGCACTGTTGACCGGAGTAAATCAGACAGCCGGAAAGCTGACGGAGTTATACGCTTCGGAACTTGGAGCTGAGTATTATGAGACAACGGCTCATGCCGGAGCCAGACCTTCACATTCAGTCTGGCAGGGCAAGGTATTCAAGATTGAGGGTACAGCTCCGGGGTACGAAAACTTCTATGAGGCAACCGGATATGGAACAGGAGCCGGTTTGTGCGGTTGGAATTGCAGACATAGCTTCTATCCGTACTGGCCGGGGATTTCAAAACCTGCATACACGAAAGATGATCTGGAGGATTACAGCAGACCTAAGTATTCGTTTGCAGGGAACCTTCTTACAGAGTATGAGTGTATGCAGAAGCAGCGTGAATATGAAAGGGCGGTTAGAGAGTATAAGAGAATCCTGGCCGCCTATGATTCGTATATCCAGACGGTTCAATCAGAAGCCGACAGAGCGTACTTCCGAGAAGAGTTTCAGAAAGAATCTGTGAAGCTGAAAGAGAAAGAATCGCAGATGAAGGATTTCTGCAAGCAAACCGGACGAAGCGTAGATACCGCCAGAACGCAGGTATCAGCCGTATATGACGGCAACGGTAACTTAGTATCATTTAACCGCTCAGTCAGCGGAAAAGCTGTATGGGCGAATAAAAAATCAAATTAGGAGGTCAACTATGATTATTACAGGAATGGCTCACTTCGAGAGTGTAGCACAGAAGAAACTCGTTGAATGGTACCACAAGAACAGACCGGAGGTTCAGATCGACCTTGGAAATGTATTCGTGGTATGGTCATGCAAAACACTCCAGAATTACAAGTGTCTTGCATCTACGACTATCAGTGGAGATGGCATCTATGCTGAGTACACCTACAACGGTGACAAGCAGGAACTTTATGAGGATGTATACGGTAAAATAACAAATACATGTCATACAGAAGAATAGGAGGTAGTGAATTATGAATTTCAAAGAAGCGTTTAAAGGAATGAAATCAGGACTCGCGGTAAAATTACCGTCATGGTCTGGATACTGGTGGTGGGATGAAGAAGCTCAGACGATTCTCATGTACACCAAAGATGGCGATTGCCTGGACATTAGAGAAACACAGAGAGTGGAGTATACGATTCAGAACATTCTTTCAGATGAGTGGATTTATGCTGATGGTCGAAACTGTCCGATTCTGGGCGGAGAGGCTACATTCTCGTTTAGCGATGCCTATAAGTACCTCGAAAGAGGTATGCGCGTTGCAAGAAAAGGCTGGAACGGAAAAGGAATTTACCTTGAAATGCAGTTCCCGGATGAGCACAGCAAAATGACTCAGCAGTATGTCTATATCGTCACTACCGGGCTTGTGACCGACAACGAAAATGCACCGAAAGGGCTTGTGCCATGGACGCCATCTCAGACAGATATGGCAGCTAAGGACTGGGTTGTATTCACAGAAGAGTAGGAAGGAGGTGATCCTGCTATCTCCCATCCATGGGTTAAATGGTATTTGCCCCGTATAGGGCCGTAACGTATTGACCCTTACAAATTCACCATTGAAGCACTTAAAACGTGTCCTGGGAACTCTCAGAAGTTCGTAGACACCCTTTAAGACCACGAAAACAAATAACAGTCAGCCGGGTCCATCAGTGGAACGCCTGGCTGTTGTTTTTGCCCTGTGATATGGCATATAAACTGTCTCCTTCTCTTGCGTGCGGAGATATAAACGCACGATAGCAGTGCCGGAGTGAACCGGAATCTAAACGAAATCAGCGAAACGAAGAAAGGAAGGTAAGTGAAATGGCTTACGAATTTTTGAAGAAACTTTTTGGAACCCCGAAGGACGGCGAAGAGCCTAAGGCTATGACCTATGCGGAACTGGAGGCGGCGATTGATGCTGACAAGAAAATCCAGGTAGTAGATGTGAAAGCCGGAGGCTATGTGTCGAAGGAAAAACTGGATGCCAAGATTACAGAGCTGGACGGAGTAAAGCAGCAGTTGTCAGATGCCAATACAACGATTCAGTCCTACAAGGACATGGATATTGACGGCATCAAGCAGTCTGCAAAGGACTGGGAGACGAAGTACACCCAGGAAACACAGAAGTTGACTGCACAGCTTGCAGCCCAGGAGCGTACCCATGCCATGGATATGTTCATGGGTGGTTATAAGTTCACCAGCAAACCTGCAGAAAACGGCGTGAGAGCAGAGTTTGAAAAGAAGAACTTTACCCTGGAAGACGGAAAGTTCCTGGGAGGCGATGAGTTTATGAAGTCTCTCATGGAGAATGACGATTATAAGGGAGCTTTTGTTTTCGATGATGATGGCGATCCGGAAGACGATTCCCACGAGGAAGAGGAAGGAAAGCCGTTCTTTGCAAGAGGAGTTGGCGGAACTGGCGGAGCCGGAGGCGAAGGAGTCAAAGGCAAAGAAGCACAGTTTAATCCGTTTGGGTTCAACTTAATCAGACAGCCAGACAAAAACTAACAGGAGGAGAATGAAATGGCGAAATTAAATTATGCAACCGAGTATTTACAGACACTGGAGCAGATGTTTCCGTATGTTCTGTATTTTGGAGACTTATTTGCGACACCGAACAATGGAAGGTTCCGTTGGGTAAATTCCAGAGTTATCGAGGTGCCGACAATCTCCACAACTGGCCGTACCGATGGAAACAGAGACACCATTGGAACCAGAAAGCGTAACTACAACAACGAGTGGAAACCGCTGACCCTGGAGAATCACAGACAGTGGCAGACGCTGGTACATCCGAGAGACATTGCCGAGACCAAGGGTGTTGTGGCAATCG